AGTGCAAAAAGCCATCGGCGACCCGGATGGCAAGGGGCAGCGGACCGGACGCATCGCTGGCGCCCTGGTGGCCGTCGAGGGCAGCACCCACCCGAAGATTGACAGTGTCAAAGCCGATGCCTTGTGGATGCTCAACACCGACGATGCCAAGCGCTCGACGCTTTTCACGCCGGCCATCGATGGCGCAGATGATGACGATCTGTTCCAGCCGCAGTCCGCGCCTGACCTGCCCGACCTCGACGCGCTGGAGGAACCCGCCGCCGAATCTGTCATGAGCGCCCTGGACAGCGCGTCGGAAGAAGTCAAGCGCAGCTACCACCAGTCGCGGGCGCTGCGCGAAAAAATCAATTCGGAAAATGCCCAGCTTGATCTGGATCTGCGCAAAGGCAAGTTGATCTCACTGGAGGATGCCAAGCAGCTCGGCTTCACCACCCTGCGGGCGCTGCGCGACTCGCTGCGCAACATCGGCGCGCGCGTGGCGGCTGAGGTGGCCTCGGTGTCTGACACCTTCACTTGCGAGCAGATCATCAACACCGAAATCGATGCCGTGCTGGCCAGCATCAGCATCGAAAAAATCTTGACCGAGCAGGACGATGACGATGACCTGGCCACCGATGGAAGCGAGGCCTGAGTGACCCCCAAACAAGCCCTGGCCGAAGTCTGGGTCGCAGCTCTGCGGCCGGACCCGGTGATCACCGCCGATGAATGGGCCCGCACTGAGCGCCTGATGCCTGCCGACGGTGTGGAGCCCGGCCCCTACCGGCCAGAGCGCACACCCTACATGATCGACATCCAGCGCACCATGTCGCCCACGTCGCCTTACATTGAAGGCTGGATGAAAAAAGGCACCCAGCTCGGCGGCAGTGTCTCGGGTGAAAACATGCTGGGCTGCTGGATCTGTACCGGCGCCGGAAACATTTTGGTGTCTTTCCCCAAAATCGAAGATGCCAAGCAGTGGGAGCTGTCCCGCTTTGAGCCTATGCGGGCCAGCTCGCGCGCCTTGCGCAAGCGCATCCGGGCGTCCAACACCAAGGGGGCAGACAACACCAAGCTGCGCAAGAAATACCCCGGCGGTGTGATGCGGCTGATCGGCGTGGGCTCCATGCCCAAGTCGGCCACCGTGCGCTACGTCAAGATCGAAGAGGCCGACGAATACCCGGTCGACGTGAAAAACCAGGGCTCGATCTTTGACGGCCTGCGGGCCCGGATCCGCAACTTTGGCCGCAAGGCCAAGATGTTTGGTGACAGCTCGCCCACCACCGAGGGGGTCAGCCACATCGACCGCGAATTCAAGCGCGGGGATCAGCGGCTTTGGCACCTATGCTGCCCGGATTGCGGCCATGCCCAGACCTTGGATTGGGAGCAAATGAAGTGGGTGCCGCATGCCGACCCGGCCGCCACTGCTGCCAGCGCGCGTTATGCCTGCGTGGCCTGCGGCACGCTCAACGATGAGGCTGCCTGGAAATTCAAAAATTATGCCCGCCGTCCTGGCATGACCGAGGCGCAATGCAAGGCCGAAGGGCTGGCGTATTGGGAGGCCAGCGCCAAAGGCCAGCCCGCCGTGGCCAGCTGGGACATCGGCAGCCTGGCCGCGCCGTTTGGCTGGGCGCCCTGGGGCAGCCTGGTCACGATGTGGCTGGATGTGGGCGACGACGAAGACAAGAAAAAAGCCTTCAGGAACAACGTCGAGGGCAAGGTCTACAGCTACAAGGTCAGCGCCGCCATCGGTGCCAAGACGCTGCAGGCGCTGGCCGAATCCTACCCGCTCATGACCTGCCCGCAGGGCGGCCTGATCGCTGTCGCTGGCGTCGACACCCAGGACAATCGCCTGGCCGTAGTGATCCGGGCCTTTGGCCGCTTTGAGGAAAGCTGGGGCGTGCTTCACACCGAGATCTATGGCGACACGAGCCAGCCCGAAGTCTGGACCAAGCTGGCCGACTTGCTGGACGCCCGCATCACCCACGCCAGCGGCCAGGTCATGGGCATTGATGTGGCCTTCGTCGACATGGGCGGCCACCGGGGCGAGCACGTCAAGGCCTTTTGCCGCGACGCGGCGCTGCGCGGAAAGCACTGGCGCGCCACCATGGGCGCCAAGCTGCTGGACGCACCGCCGCTGGGCAAGCCCCGCAAGGTCGAATTCACCTGGCGCGGCAAGGTGGTGCCTGGTGGCGCCGAGTTTCGCTACGTCGGCACCCAGGCGATCAAAAACTTGATCGACGGCCGCCTCAAGCTGGCCAGCGCGGCCGGCGAGACGCGCAGCGGGCCGGGCGTGTACCACTACCCGCTGGGCTTTGAGGAAGATTACTACAAACAAATGCGCAGCGAGAGCCGCATCGTGGTTAAAGACCGCGCGGGCAACAAAGTGCTGATGTGGGTTAACACCGGCGGTCGAAACGAGGCCTGGGACTGTGAAGTATTGACCTACGCCGCCTACCTCTACGCCATGCAGGGCCGCCACTCTGACACCTTTTTCAGGCAGCGTGAAAAGCTGTTTTCTGAGCAGCTGCAGGGCGATCTGCTAGACCAGCCCAGCCTGCCATCTTTACCCATACCTTCGCCTGCACAAGTGCACACGCCTGCACAAGCCCTACAGCATACCGCCCACAAACCCCAGCCACCCCGCCCGCCGCCGCGCCAAGCCCCAAGGACCCTTTCATGGTAGACACTGCTGCCCGACCTTCACCCCTCGCCCACGCCCTTGCCAGTGTGCCTGTCACAGAAGACATCATCGAGTACACCATCGCCTGTGCGCTGGCCCTGTCACCGCCGGAGGTGCGCGCCTACCTGCGCGAGCATATGGCGCCGCAGGTTAGCGCGCAGGCCCGAAAAATTTTTGGTGGCGACCGCGTTTTCATTGGCAAGCGCAGCGGCGACACCCGCTCAGAGCGCAATGCCGCCATCAAGCGCGACTACTGGCAAAGCGGTGAGCGCATTGCCTTGCTTGAGCGCCGCTATGGACTGAGCGCATCCCACCTGTGGCGCATCATCAAATCCTGAACGTCTCATTTTTGCCTTAAAAATGAGACACCCGCGCGGCCATAGTCAGCCGCACCATGGCAGCCCCAAACCCTACTACCGAGCCCGACACACTCACCCCTGGCGACACCGCCCGCTGGCTGCGCTGCCTGCCTGACTACCCCGCCAGCGCCGGCTGGGTGCTCAGTTACACCCTGACCAACGCCGCCGCTCGCTACACCTTTGACGCCACCGCTGACGGTGATGACCACCTGGTCAACGTTCCCCCAGCCACCACCGCCGCTTGGGCTGCTGGCAACTACGCCTGGCGCGCTCAAGTGGCCCTGGCCGGCGACGTGTTCACGGTGGCCACCGGTACCACCGCCGTGCTGCCCAGCTTTGCCGCCGCCATTGACGCCCGCAGCCACGCCCGCAAAGTGCTGGCCAACATCGAGGCCTACCTCGAAAACGCCAACAACCTCAGTGCTGCCAGCTACGAAATCGCCGGGCGCCAATTGCAACGCTTTGGCCTGCCGGACCTGCTCAAGCTGCGCGACCGCTACCGCGCCGAGGCCACCCGCGAAGACAACGCCGCAGCCATCGCCAGGGGCCTGCCTGACCGCCGTCGCATCCTGGTGCGCTTTGGTTCCTAACCCCCCGCCCGCCCCATGCCAAAAACCACCAGCCTGATCACCCGCGCCAAAAGCGCCTGGAGCCGCCTGACCAACCGAGCCACTCTAGTGCGCCAGGTGCGTCGATTCAGTGGCGCCGCCATCGACCGCCTCACAGCCGGCTGGATCGCCACAGAAGTCAGCATCAACCAAGAGCTGCGCTCAGACCTCAACCGCCTGCGCGCCCGGGGCCGCGACCTGGCCAAAAATAACGACTACGCCCGCAAATATGTCGGCATGGTGCAAGACAACATCATCGGCCCCAACGGCGTGCGCTACCAGGCCCGCGTCCTGGAAAAACCAGGCGTACCGGACCGAGCCGCCAATGCCGCCCTTGAAGCCGCATGGGACGACTGGAGCAGCATGGCTGACATCACCGGCCACCAATGCCTGCGCGACATGTGCAACACCCTGGTGGGCGGCCTGCCCAGCGATGGCGAATACCTGGTGCGCATGGTCATGGGCGCGGACGCAGGCAACAAATACGGCTTTGCCCTGCAGCTCATCGACGTCGACCGCATTGACACCAGCTACAACCAAGCAGCCACAGCCAAAACCAACGCAGTCATTATGGGTGTGGAGGTCGATGCCTACCGCCGCCCGCTGGCCATGCACCTGTTTGCCGCGCACCCCGCTGATGGCCTGGGCACCAGCCGCGACCGCCAGCGCGTGCCCATGGCTGAGCTGATCCACGGCTTTGTGCTGGACCGCGCCGAGCAGCTGCGCGGCGTGCCGTGGATGGCCACCGGCATGCTCAGCCTGCACCACCTGGGCAACTTCATGCAGTCGGCCCTGCTGGCCGCAGAGCACGGCGCCAACCATTACGGCTTTTTCAGCAAAACTGACGAAGGTGGCGCGCCCGCCATCGGCAGCATGGAAGAAGGCCAGGCCATTGCCACCAGCCAGCCCGGCACCTACGACACCTTGCCCGATGGCGTCAGCTTCACCCCGCACGAAAGCAAATACCCCAACGAAGTCTTTGGCCCGTTTGTCAAGACCTTGCTGCAGCGCATCGCCAGCGGCTGGCGGGTGGCTTACCACAGCCTGGCCAATGACCTTGAAGGTGTGAGCTTTTCCAGCATCCGCAGCGGCACGCTGGAAGAGCGCGACCGCTGGAGCGGTGACCAGCAATGGTTCATCTCCACATTTTTAGAGCGCGTGCACGCCAACTGGCTGCGCATGTCGCTGCTCAATGGCGCCATTACCATGCCCGGCGGCTCGGCTTTGCCTGCTGCCAAGTATGAAAAATTTTCCCGCCACGAATGGCAGCCGCGCCGCTGGGAGTGGGTCGACCCGCGCAGCGACATGGACGCCAAGATCATGGCCGTCACCGCAGGCCTGATGCCACCGCAGGCCCTGGCCAGCGCCATGGGCTACGACTTTGACGACACCATCACAGCCATTTCCGAGGCGCAAAAACTCGCCGCGAAGATGGGTGTCAAGCTGTCCGCGTACGACCCCAAGCCTGGCGCGCAGCAGGCCGAGCCCACCCCGGCAAAAGTGTAAGTCAGCACCCCACACCGCCCCGACATCATAAGGAAACAGCCATGCAAATCACCATGATCACCAGCCAGCCCGGGCCGACCGGCGCCATCCTGCAGCAGGGCAACACCTACCCTGTCCCGGATGCCTTCGGCCGGCAATTGATCGCGTCAGGCTACGCCGACGATGTGATGACCCTCTCAGAATCGGCACAAGAAAAACCGGTGACAGCAAAAACTAATCCTGTCACCGGGGTGGTTGAATTAACAGCAGGTGGTGAGGTGATTGATGTTGGTGGCGGGGGCGGCAGTGCTCTGGTCACAAGCACGCAGATTCTGCTGTCATCTGACGATTCCGACGCAGCCGCGTCGTCAAATGCCACAAAATTACAAGCCGCGATTGACGCGGGCGGGCGCTACGCTGTGTTTTGCGATGGTGTTGCACAGATTTCGCAGCAGCTCGTTTATAAATCTGGCGTGTCCATTGATTTCCTGGGCACGGAATTGAAGGCCAGAACTGCCATCGGTAGCCTGATCGTATCGTCCGCTTATCTTGCTGTTGCAAACCCGGTCACGATTACATGGACATCTGGAATAACAGCATCAGTGGATTGGACTGGTCACGGACTGGTTGCAGATGATCACGCATGGCTAAACCGGGCGGATCAGTCGGCCTACTGCGGTGTGTTTCGCGTCATCTCTGTGACCGACGCCAACAATTTTGTTGTGCAGTTGCTGAAAGTACCTGCCGTAGCAGCCACCGGAACGATTACGGGGCGCAAAGCGAACAAAGCGTGCAGCATTAAAAATGTTGTCCTCGACTACAACTCACCCACAAATACCGGTCTTTATAACAATAAACACGCGGCTGTTTTTGGAGGTGTAGCTGACCTTGAAATTGACGGCCTACTGGGTAAAAATACCGAAAAGTATTTGCTTTGCACGGGAGCATTGGCCCGGTACACACTCAAAAATATCGGCGGCGTCAAGCTTAACAGCGATGCACTGAAGGTCTACGGGCCAGCCTTTGGCGGGATCATCGAGAACATCCATGTGACTTATTGCGGCGATGACCTGATCTCATTGCAAACCCGCGAGACGGCCGCTTACATTGCATACGACTTTTGCCACGGCGACATCATCGGGTGCTCAATCAACGGTCTGTCCGGCGCATCCAATACGGGATCGCTGGTGCTTTATGCCTCACCTTACGGGGTGATTGATGGTATTGACATAAATGGCATGGCCGATTCGCCATCTGGATCAGCGCATCACATGCGCATGGAAACCCAGTACACGACAGGGGTTAGTGAAATTGGCGCAGTGACGCTTAACTGCCCCAGCGCAAGTGACAAGATGTACTCAGTGGTCATCGGTAATGGGTCAGGCACGCTGAAAATCAGAAACTTGTCGATCATTTCCCCGACGTACAGGGGGCAGTCCAACAGCGGTCGCCTGATTCAGCTTGGCGGCACTGCGGTGACTGCTGGAATCAATATTTTCGGCGGATATTTCGCGGTTGCTGACAACATCGTCAACTGCGTTTCAAATACCGGAGTTGTAAGCCTGGGCTTATTTGGCACGCGACTTGGTATCTGCTATGCCCCGTTCCGCACCTCAACCGCTGGGACGCTTGATGTGAAGATGTCAGGCGTTGTGTTTGAAGACACCCCAGGCGCAATGTTCAGCGCAGCCGTTGGGACGGGTGTTATCAAAGTAGCAGCAAGCGGGACAACCCTTCCAGCAGGCGCAACGTATGCCATGAGCGCGGGGTCATTGCTGCGGTTGGGTGGCGACTGTGATATCCCGCTTGATGGGTCAGTCCTTGATGCGACAGTGGCAAACCACGCAGCAGGGGCATCGTTTTACAACGTCAACGCTGCTTTTTCTGCTGGCATCGGGAAATACGTTCGGGGTGCGTCTACCTGGACCCGTATTGCAACGTAAATAGCGATCCCCTCAGCACGAAGATAAAAAAAGGCCACCATCAGGTGGCCTTTTTGATTGTTGCTCGCCAATAAAAACGTCTCATTTTTGCCTTAAAAATGAGACACCCACGCCGCGACAGTAGCGGCCATGCCACTCCAAACCAACCCTCCTGCCATCCCTGCGGCGCTGCAGCGTGCCCTGCCCACCGGCCGCACTGAGCGCGCCCTGGTGTTTGACCGCGCCCTGGTCGATGTTGAGGCCCGCACCGTCGCTTTGGCCTTTGCCAGCGAATCTCCGTACGAGCGGTACTGGGGCATTGAGGTGCTGGACTGCGCTGTGCCCGCCATGCGTCTGGGCCGCATGACCAGCGGCGCCAACTTGCTTTGTGACCATGACACCCGCGACGTGGTGGGTGTTGTCGAGTCAGTCGAAATCGGAGCGGACCGCGTGGCCCGCGCCGT